AGATGGCATACATGTTTAACTGAAATTGCTAAGTCTTTAGATATTGATCCAGATCAATTAATTAATGATCCAGAAAAAGCTGCGATCTATGCACAAATAATGGGGATGGTTAATGGAAATCAAAACAATACAGCCGCTACTAGAGAACAAAGTTCTATGGCAACAACTGGAGAAGTACCTACTGGGGCTTCGCCAACAGATCCAACAGGAGCTGGAGGTGGCAACATCGGAACAGGCAATGTACCGATGCCAGGGGAAGCTGGCTTTAGTGCGGCAAATACTCAACCTAGAAGAGGCGAACAGGCGTAATAAAAATGGCAACATTTGATCCAAATAGAGTAGGACCAGGAACTTTTGAATTAGTAAAAGATCCTAGTACAGGAGAATATAAATTAAAACAAGTTGGTTTTTTTAAATTACCAGATTTAAGTTTACCAACTATTGATCAAGCACCTTATCCAGTTCCTGATGATGGAGATAATGGAGATGATGATAGTGGTGATGATAATCAAACTCCTGATCCAGGTACAGGCGGAGGAGGCTCTGGTGGTGGAGGAGACTCTTTAGATTTAACAAGATTAAGAACTCCTGATGATCAAATAGATCAAGCTGCACAAATTAGTCAAAATTTAAGAGCTTTTAGTCCTGATACTGCACAAGAACAATTTAGAAGACAGACTGCTTTACCTAATATGGCAGGGGCTTTTAGTCCTGATACTGCACCGCAGCAATTTAGAAGACAAACTACTTTACCAGAAGTAAATGAAGATTTAATTGATAGAGGTAACCCAACTGGTGATTCAAGAATTGTTTCTGAAGAACAGGGTTTAACTGGAGATGCTGCAAGTAAATTTGCACAAGCTAGACAGGCAATGACTATGCCTGTTGATTATAATTTACCTGGAGCAAGATCTCCTGTACCTTATAGTAATTTAGATCCATATCAACAAAGTTTTTTAGATAAAGCACCTGGTTTTGAAACAAGGGTTTCTATGCTTCCAGATGTTGCTGCACCAGTAAAAACAGCTGCTACACAATTTGGTATACCAGATGCAGTTAGATTTGGGCAACCATCATTACCTGATCCAATAAGTAAACCTAAACAAAATATATTAAAAACAGCAGAAAATCTTGTAAATAATAATACAACTATTAAAGTACTAGGTGGTTTTATGGAAACTGGTGCAAAAATAGCTATTGGAATTGGTGATACTATACTTGGTGTAACTCCTGCAGAAAAAAGAAGAAGAGAAGCAAATAGTGCTACAGCAAAATCTTTAGGATATACAACTAGAGGTGAGTTAGGATCATCTGTAGATCCTGGAAGAATAGCAGCTGTAAGATTAGCAGATGGCACAGTAGCTACAAGTTCTGCAGACAGTGTATTTGTAGGATTTAATAGAGATGCTGCTAAAGGAAATCTATCAGGTTCTGCAGCTAAAAGAATTGAAACTAGAAATTCTAAAAAAACTCAAGATAGATTAATATCTAAATATGGGTCAGCAAATCATCCAAAAGTAGTTGAGTTTAATAATAAAACTAAAAGTTTTCAAAATGAACTTAATGATTTTAATAATAAAAAAAAAGAGCAACCAGTAACAGGTACAACTAAACCAGGAGAAAGTGGAGGTGCTCAAGATAAAGGTGGTAAGAGTATAGTTTGCACAGCTATGTATCAAACTACAGGATTACAAGACTGGGCTAAAGCAATGAAGATATGGTACATATATCAAAAAAAATATTTAACTATACAACACCAGGAAGGTTATCATAAATTATTTAAACCTTTTGTAAAAGGTATGCACAAAAATAATATTATAAAAGCTATAGGTGCACATTTTGCAAAACATAGAACACAACATTTAAAACATGTAATGTTTAATAGTAAACCTTCTTTACTAGGAAAAATTTATAATAAAATACTAGAACCAATTTGCTATTGGGCAGGGAGAAAATAATGGCAATAGATAATATGCAAGGTAAAGTAACTATGACAGGTAAAATGAACGAAGGTGCTAATATTCCAAAACCTGCAGATTTATCTGGAATGAATAAATTATTTACAAAGAAAAAACAAGAACCACAACAACCTGCAGCTGCACCTGTGCAACAACAAGTAGAACAGCCTGCACAAAATAATTTAGCAGAGAAAATACAAAATTTAACAAATGAAGAAAAAACTGTATTAGCTACAGTTTTATCTCCATCTGTTAGTAATGTTCTTAAAAAAATTGAACCTAGTTTAAGTCCTTTATTGGATGCAGCAGGAACAAATGAAGAGAATATGATTATACCTGTATCAGTAGTAAAAAGTTTTGCTGTTAAAAGATATGGGGGGCAGAATGAAACTGAGTCAGTAGGTAATTTTCTTGCTGACTTACAACAGTCTGTTTCTAATACGATGGATCAACAATCTGTGCCACCTGATACACAAATGGCCGAAACAGAAAATTCTATGATTCAATCTAAAATTGATGAAATAGATTCTGGTATAATGGAAACATAGTATCAGCCCACAATTATGGAATCGAGCTACCCTTACCCATAAGGCACTCAACCAATAGGTAAAAATAATGGAAGAAGACAAGAAGGTTTCTGAAGAAACTAAAACTAGTATACCAAATGCAAATCCTTATAGCAAAATCAGAGAAGAAGATGATGCAGAAACTGAGGCATTTGCAAAAGGTGAATTAGCTAAGTTTCAAAGGGAACAAAAAGAAAAAGAAGCAGAAGCAGCAACCGAGCAGAAGGACACCGATGCATCTGAAGAGACTGCAGACAAATCAGAACAAAAGGCTACTCCTATCGCTGAACGCCCTGCAAAAGCTGAAGATCGTGTTTTTAAGAAACGTTATGACGATTTGAAAAAACACTATGATTCTACAATTCAAAAACACAAGGATGAACTTCAATCTTTGCGTACACAATTAGAGTCAAATACAAAACAGTTTGTGCCACCTAAATCAAAAGAAGAGTTAGAGGCATGGAGAAAAGAGTACCCTGATGTTTATGATATGGTTGAAACTATAGCTATGAACAAAGCAACTACTCAAACTGCAGATCTTGAAAATAAATATAAAAATTTACAACTCCAACAAGAACAAATTGCAAAAGAAAAAGCTGAAGTAGAACTTTTAAAACTTCACCCAGATTTTAATGATATTCGTGCAAACGATGATTTTCATAACTGGGCTGAACAACAAGATCCTACTATTCAAGGTTGGTTGTATGAAAATACATCTAACTCAAAGTTAGCTGCAAGAGCTATTGATTTATATAAAATGGATCGTGGTTTAAGTAAACTAACTAAAAAAGAAGAAAAGGATGTTAAGAAAGAAGCTGCTAAAGCAATTTCTAAAACTAAAAAAGCTATTGACTCTGATGTACCAAAGAAAAAAATTTGGACAACAAGTGAGATTTCTAGATTGAAACCTCATCAGTTTGAAAAATTTGAAAAGGAGATTGACCTTGCTCGTTTAGAAGGTAGGATTGAACAAAGATAACAATCTAACTAAATAAACAAGGAGAAGCACTATGGCTTTTACAAACGCTAGTGGATATAATAACCTTGCACAAGGTAATTTTACTCCACAGATCTTTAGTCAGAAAGTTCAGAAATTCTTCAGAAGAGCATCAGTGGTAGAAGATATAACTAACACTGATTACGCTGGAGAGATCGAAAACTTTGGTGACACAGTAAAGATCATTAAAGAGCCTACAATCACAGTTAAAGATTATGCTAGAGGTCAAACAGTTGATACGCAAGTATTAGCAGATGACCAAATAACTATGACTGTTGACCAAGGTTCTTATTTTGCTTTTAAAGTTGATGATATTGAAGAAAGACAATCTCATGTAAACTTTGAAGCTCTTGCAACCTCTTCAGGTGCATATTCATTAAAAAAAGCATACGACTACAATGTATTGAAGTTTATCTATGATAACGCTTCTACATCTGCTAGTGATACAGGAACTGATGGTTCACCAATTGATGGTGACGCAGCTGTTGACACTTTAGCAGACGTTGTATCATCTGCTAAAAAAGTTTTAGATAAAAATGATGTGCCAGAAGAAAATAGATGGTTAGTTGCACCACCTGAATTTTTTGAGCAATTAAGAAAAGCAGGTGCTAAACTATCTGACCAATCAGTAATGGCTGATGGCGGTGCATCTCAAATCAGAAATGGTAAAGTCACAGACAGACCATTATTTGGTTTTAACATGTACTCAACAAATGCTATTGCAGTGTCTAGTGGATCTGCAGCATCTCATACTTTTGGTTCTTCAGGATCAAATGAGTTTGCATTTTTATACGGACATATGTCAGGAGTTGCGACTGTAAATCATATCGCAAAAACTGAATTAATCAGAGACCCTGATTCATTCGCAGACGTAGTCAGAGGCTTACATGTCTATGGAAGAAAAATCCTTAGATCTGAAGCAGTAAGATCTGGCGTAATAACAATAGGTTAATTAGGAGGATAATAGAGAACTATGGCAACTTATGATAGAACAGGTGCTGGTGGAACTGCTGGGCATCCTGCTAATGGCAGAACACCTTACTTAGTTGAAAATACAATTGATATATCAGCAATTAACAGTTCATCTGGAACTGCTGATGGTGATATTGTACAAGCATTGGACATTCCTGCTGAAACTTTAATTATGGATGCTGGAGTTGAGGTAATCACTGCATTATCAAGCTCTGCAACTATTGATTTAGGGGTTACAGGAAGTGCGCCAAATGATCCAGATAGATATGTTGATGGTGATACAAATGCAACAGGTTATTCAGACCTTACAGCAACAGCTAGACAAGTTGTTGCTAGTGCTGATACACTAGATGCATTAATCGCAGGTGCAGCTTCAAGTGCGGGTAAAATCCGTGTTTGGGCTGTTCTTTGTGATGTATCAGGTATTGACGAAACTGATCACAACTAATAAATAAATTTAAGGGGGGCTATATGCCCCCTTTAATACATATATACCCCTTGTAATAAATAGGAATTTTATGACAACTTATGATTTAAGAAAAAAAACTGATGCTAGTTCGGGACAAAGAACAGTATTATTAGGTAATAATAATGATG